AGGCATAGTAACAGAAGCCTGATGGGCTGTACTCTGTTGTGCCATTTTTCTTTCCTAAAAGTAAAGGTATAAATTATCGCTTCTAGATCTAGATTTGTATGAATCTCATTTGGTCTAACCTGAGACTCCTGGTTAGTAGTCTATTCCTACCGTCATGACGGCTAATAGGTATCCTCCTCGAAGGGCTAAAAGCCAAATTGAATAGGGAGGAGTTGCACCTCCCAGGATCGCTTAACCGATTATTCTTGTGTAAGCAACGCCACGATATACGAAAGTAACTTTCATGGTTATCTCCATATACTAAGCCCCGTTCCATGCTTAGTTGTCATGCGTCCCGAAGGATGAACGGACGTAACGTTAGTAAGAAGGTTCCCCTTCTGGTTCTGGGTACAAAGGAATGTCCTTTTCAATTTTTTGGTTATTTTTATTAACCTTCTCAACAAATTCTTTATCAGGTGTAAAGATAACAGAACTCATAAGTTCATCGAAAAGTTCCTCAGACCTCATTTTTTACCTCTTGGTTTTTTTGCAGTTAGTGCTGAACGTCTAAAGTTTGCAGCTGTAGGAGCTCCTTTAGATCCAGGCTTACGCATCTTTTCGCCAGAGCCTGCTGCTATTCTTTTTCTTTTTGCATGTATGTTTGCATAGAGTCCACGTTTAGCGGCCATACTTCTTTCCTCCTTTTTTTGTTCCTTTGCAAGAACCTTTACCTTTGTGTGCCATTAGTTAACATTTCCATTTACGAAGGGCAAGAGCCTTTCTAGTAGGCTTGCCGTTTGGTTTTTTCATTGGACCTTTCACGCCCGACATGCGAGCACAGAATGATCTTTTTCTAGGTCCTCCTCCAGGCTGTGGAGCCTTGAGGTTTGAGCCAGTAGCTCTGTTGTATTTTTCTCGGCCTGCTTTTGTAAGACCGCCAGTTCTACTTTTATGCTTTCCTATTTTTAGGCTTACGTTTTTTGCCATTTGTTTTTAATGATCTCAATACTTTTAGATCACCACTGTCTATCTTTTTTTTATTACCAGACAATGCTGCTAAACCTTTTTGTTTAGGTGAATATTTTGAATAAGGCATTTAACTTAAAATTTTGTTTGAACAATCTTCTTTTACTTTTGTTTCAAAGAATGATACAAGTCCTAATTGTGCAGCCCTGGGTAAATTTTTATCAGATAAAACTTCGTATTGTATTGCGAAAAATTCACCACAAGACAATGTCCAATCAGAATACCCCTGGGATGATCTGACCTGTGCATGCGTATGCACCAACGGCAGCAACAAAGCCAAGCATGGCAAGACGGCCATTAAGCTTTTCTGCATATTCCCAATAGTTAATTACTTTCATTTTTCTGGATGGATAAATTTTTTGTAGTCTTAAATGTTTTGTCATGGTCCTGTACCATAAGAGGCTTTCGTAGGATTCATGCGGCCTGGTCCGTATGGATTATATTTAGGCTTTCTTGTTTTTTTTGTTTTTCGTTTTTGTGCTGCTTCAGAAGCTGCTTTAGTAGCTGCTTTTTTAGCTGCCTTTCTACTTTTTTCTAAAGCCTCCTTAAGCTTTTTTTTTATTTCTGGCGGCATGCCAGTTGCTTTTATTGAAGGTGCATTAGGTGTTCTAGGTAAAGGTGGTCTACCCTTCTTGGACCCATAGGTCCCTGGTCCACTTGGCATAATTAAAATTCTATATTTGATCTGTCAAGTTTTTCTACGACATCCATGCGATATGCAGGGTCTAAATCGTATCTAGGATCACTCATGGCAGCAACTAATTCAGCTTGACTTCTGAACACATCACCATTTTCTACAGGTGGTTTACCTGTTACCATTTCTCCTTCGTAACCATTTGCTTTTTCGTATCTGGCTTGTAATCCTTCTACTGCTAATGAGATTGCTTCTACATTTCCTGACTCAACTAGTGAATCGAACGCCGCTGCTTTTGACTCAGAGAGATTATTTTGACTCCAAGTCATAAGATTATTATATGCTGTTTCACCACCAACGACATTTTTAACAGTGTTAATGTCAGCATCTGATAAATCTTCTACCTCAACTTCGCCTTCTGTTTCATCTACTAGCTGGGACATTTCAACGTATGCATTCACTAAATCTGTACTAGACATACTTTGGAATTGTTCAAGAGTTTCTGCACTTAGTTCTCCTGTCTCTTCCCACTCTGCACTAGCTTCAGTAATTAATGTTGCACCTTCTGAAAGCTCTCCCTCTTCTTCATACTCTTCTTCATACTCTTCTGCTTCGCCTTCATACTCTTCTTCTTCTTCAGATTGGCCTAATTTTTTTTGTAGTTCTATGTAGGCTTTTTCTAGTTGCTCTGCATTTTCATACTTACCAGCTAGAAGATTATTTTGTTCTTCTGTAATCTGTTCACCAACTTGTAGTGAATCCTGTTCTTCTTCTGTAAGTACAGTGTTGTCCTGTGTATTATCTATAGTTAAAGTTTCTGCCATAATTTATTCCTGGGGTGAAAGTGCTCCTTGTGTTACCTGGTTGATTGTTTCCAAGGCATCAGGGTTTTTTGATGGATCTAATACTGGAGTGCCAGCAAGTTGACCGGCTTGATCAAGAAGTGACTTCTGTGTCATCATGTTCATTTGATCATCCTTCTCTGCCTGCATTTGATCAGGTGTCTTAATAAGATTAAGAACATCTATACCTTGTGCAGCTGCAAGTCTTTTGATAGCTTCTTGTGGATTTATATATTTAATTAATGCTTCTGGTCCAACAGTTTGTGCAATAGTTCCCATAAAGGTTGTTAACTGCTGTGCATCTGATCCTCTACCTAATGCATTTATACCAGCTACAATTTGTGGCTGTACTAAATCTTTTGGTAAATCAGGTATTTGCCCTGATCTAGTTAATACTAAAAGTATCCTAGACAAATATGGTTTGAGGAACTGGGTAGTCAGTAATGAAAATAATCCACCGAGTTGTTGTTCTAATAAAAACTGTGTAGTTCTTATTTCTTCAGCAGTAACTCTTTCTGCCTGTCTTTGTGTATATACAAGAAATGCTTCGTTTAATCTTTTTTCGATATTTTGAATCTGCTGTGCGGCTGTTGCAAAATCCTGGGTTTTGCCCACAGTAACAACACCAACATCTTCTGGTCTACCAGCTATGATAGCTCCATTACCACTCAAACTTAAATTTGCTGGCTTGATTGGTGAAGATGGATTGACAAGAAAAATAACTTTTGCAGCTGCACTACTACCTTCAACTAATGCCTGGGTAAGTGCATCTAATGTTTCAAAGTCACCAATAAATTCTTCAACCCTTGAACGTCCGTATGCTTCTCCATCAGTGTGATTAAAAGTAAGAACGAGCCAGGGATTAGCATCTTCTGGGGCCATACTTTGACTACCATTTAATATCACATCTTCGCATTCTTGATGCCATCTGTATAATTTACCGTCCTTTTCATATTTAACACATGTATATACTTCTACATCATCATTACGATTTTTAGATTCGTCTATACCTGTATTTGTTTTTTTAGGTGGTAATTTATCTTCTATAAGTTTTCTACTTATAAGTTCTTTCGTAACGATCTCTAATACCTTACCGTTACCATCACGATTAACTACATATCTATTTAATGGATAGTTTTTTAAACCTTCTTTACCCATAAATATCAATGAGTTACCACCAACTATTAAATGTTTTAATGCCTGGTGTAATACAACTCTGTCATTAGATGCAGCTATAAAGTCCATGATAGTTCTTTCAATTTTCGAAAAAGAAAGATCTAATTCACTTTTTATTTTTGCATCTATCTCCTCTCCTATCTTGTCACTTTTTACTTGTAATTTGAAAAATGTAGTTTGCACTGGTAGTAATGCCAACATAAGCTTTGCTGCTAAAGTTGTACAACATTTTGCACCAGTAGATTGAAAAGGTTTGTTTAGACTTTTTCTAGATTGTTTGTATAAATTATCGTCATGTATTAGATAAGGGAGGGTTAGCTCAGAACATCGAACACTCATGTCAAGAAATTCACTTCTATCACTAGCGAGTTGATCGTATCTTTCACGAGCTTTATACATTCAATCCTCCGCTTGAACCACCTTTAGCAGGCGTATTCAAATTAATTTTTAAGGAATCTGATCCTATTTTTTTGGCATTTTGTGATGCCTTTTTATTACCAGCATCACCATACTTAACTTTCTTAACGTCATCTACGTCAGTAAGTTTTTTTGCCTCTGGTACTGATGTATCTACAACAGGATCAGGAGCTTTAGCTGGTGGTAATGCAGCAGCAGCTGGAGGGGGACTTGGTGTACGTCTACTAAAAAAACACATTGTTATTCTTGTAATTGATTTTTGATATATTCGATCACACTGGTTTGACCAGCTTGATACATTATTTTTTCTATTGAATCTGAAGGTAGGATTGGCGAAGGTTTAAAGTTTTCCTCGACTCGCTTCACCAATTGGTCTACTCTTTCGTCCTCTAACTTAAGCGTATTGGGGGAGATTTTCATTTGTATGCTCAAAGAAAGCAGGCATTCTGGCTGCCTTGGTTTGTGCTAATTCTGGTGCTTTGCCTTCGTACATTAATCTGTCACTAGCACTCATCCAAAATTTTTTATTTATATATTTATCTTCATGCTCACCCAGGGGTTGCATAATCCAACTGATAGTTGCCTTTCTTAATTTGTCCAGGCTAGGACTAGGTTTGTATCCTAGCTCTGCACATACCAGGCTGTTAGTTGCAACATGGATCTGTTCATCTCTAGATATGTCAGCTGATACTGTTCTCAATCCAGCATCACCATTAAATCTAAAGAAAGGTAATATCACAAAAAATATACTTCTTTCTAAAACTAGTGCTTTCAATGCACTGTGGTCAGGATGATCATTCCAGGCTTTCATTAGGACCTGTGCTTCTTTCTCTGCCTTTTTATCTGTGCCTAGTGCATTTACTATATATCCCAGGGCCTTGTCATGATTCTCTTCATCCTTAACATTCGATAAGAGAAGCTCTTTAGCTTTATCGGGTACGCCTTTTTCAAGTGCCTCAGAAATGTACGCTCCAACTGGCAACTCCAGACAACGTACTGAGAGGCAACGGTAGATGGTTTCTTCTGCACCTTCTTTTAATACTCCTTTGGTGGTTTGGACAGGAGTCCATTTCCTTTTTCTATTTAATAATTTTTCGTAAGGGTTCATTGTTCACAGCCGTAGCATTCAATCTTGTAATTAGGATCGGGTGTTGCGTTTGGGTCGGGTTCTTTTGTAAACAAATCTGTCAAGTAGTTTTCTACGTCCTCTTCGTCAAGTGCAGCGTAAGC